GTTCGCTTTCCCACGTAGATAGGTAAATGTCACCTTTGGGTAAATTGGAAAGATGGTTCTGCATCCACCCATCCCACTTGCGGTAGAGTCCCGAATAGAGGATTGCTATTTTCATGACTTGTCGTGTATGAATCTATTAAGATCTTCAGGTGTACCAAGACCCCACATTTCCTTTGCTTTATGAGTGCGTATAACTTTACCGTCTTCGATTGCTTGGTTGTATACTGGACACACGTAGAACTCGTTATTGACACGAATATCTTTTTCGATCATGCGTTCTGCGTATTTAACAAAGTCTGCACCACGCCTCCAATAATAGTATCCCACAGTTGCCTCATCGCTGATTGGGTTCTTCTCTGCGACTTCGGTAACCATTCCTGATTCATTAGTTTTGGCAAATGACCACTTGGGGTGGGTAGCAGTGAATGTCACGATACCACCATCTGCCTGAGACTCTTGCATCTCGTACATAAACTGGATGGGGTCCCAATCAACCCATTGGTCACTGTTAGCAAAGAACAACGGTTGCTCGTTGTTAATCAACTCCTTTGCGAGCAAGGTGGTGCATGCCGCTCCTTCGGTGATGCCATCGACTTCTATCACTTTGCAATTGGGTGCTATGAGCGGAAGCATGTTGTCGAGATGGAATTGCTCTCGATGCTTTTTCTGCACGATGAATATAAAATTCGCGTCCACTCCTATGTTCTCAACAACCACCTGAATCATGGGTTTACCGTTAACGTCAATCAACGGTTTAGGAAACGAATACCCTGCCTGTGCAAAACGAGATCCCGCACCTGCCATAGGAATTAGTACGTTGACATTATCGTCTTTCCATTTTGTCACAAACTGTTCTCCTGTAAGTTTAGAATATATGTTATCCACTGTCACGTCTTCTGGTGCTGACACTCGTATGACCTTTGCTCTTGCTCGATGAGCAGCAGCAAGTCCTTGTGGTGAATCTTCAACGATGACTGTTTCTTCTGGCAAACATCCTTGCATAGACATTGCTTTCCAGTACATTTCTGGATGAGGTTTAGGATTTTTAACATCATCATTTGATATGATGACAGACAAATACTCCATCAATTCTGATTTTGCCAGAGCAGTCAAAACAGTTCGACGTATGCTATTTGAGCACACACCCACCATATAACCATCATCAACCAGTTTTTTAAATAATTCTACTATGTAAGGACGAGACCTGATATTCAAGAATTCTTTCATTGTCAGTTCTTGTTTAAGATCAAAAATTTCTTTGTATCGACTTGGTGGGAGACCTTTTCTTTCAGTCAACATCTCCATCTTCTGGGTTGTTTTCCGTCCGTCATAAATGTTAATATGTTCTTCTTCGGTGATTGCATATTCACCAAGTGCAGTATTTAAACAAGCAAAATGAATCCACTTAGTGTCAATCAAAACCCCATCAAGATCAAATAAAATTAATTTAACCATTCTTATATCTCTCTATGTAATCTGAACATATACCGCGAAATCCCTCTTCCTCCCATGGATAATCTTTGCCTAACGCAACAGTGATTGCAACTCCTGCGCTCTTAGGTAAGGGTGCTGGTTTGAATGGGTATGCCCATATCCAACCTTTGGAAGTAAGTGTATAATCATCTTCCTGATGCCAGAAAGAGTTGAAGGTGCTTGACATGAGTATGAGTGCTTGTGAATTCTTGCAATGCACCACCAACTGATCTCGATACTTCATCATCCATTCTAGATCAACACGATACTCTGGTTCATCATGACCCAACCATACATGAGACTGTGTGCCATCACCTAGTGCCCAGCAATCGAGTTCTACACGGTACCTTTGCTCTAATGCATGCTCAATATATTCTGGTTTGTTCTCCTCGCTTGGATTAGGACCATCGAGATTACCTCTGTGTGAAATGTATATCATATCATTTGCATCAGACGTGCTAAGTCTTCTCCTTTGTGAGGCAGTTTGTCTTTGAGAAAGAAATGTACAAAATCACACTCTGTTATCTGTGTGTTGGCGGTGAACAGTCCATTGAATTCGGATGGTAATTTAGTATGTGGAATCTTCTGTTTCTTGATCCACCAGTTAAGCAACGTCTGATCCGTACTCCACTTCCACGCACCATCACCGTCAATGAATCGCTTGAACTCAAATCGATTGAGAAACTCTCGGGGGGTCTCGTCATTAAGATAGGGTAGTAGGTCCTTGTTGAACACCATCACACCCATGTTCATGAACTCAGCACCGTAAAAATTCCAATCCCAATCTACATCTTTGAGTGTGAGGTACTGCATGCGTGAGTAGTTTTGAATCTTTGCGATGTAGTCTTTGGTCAATGGCATGTCNCGTTCAACACATGCGCCGAACGCAGTGCCCTCTTCCATTGCCTCAAAAATGTTGGGCGCATTCTGACGAACGAACACATCAGCATCTATTACTGCTATCTCGTCATATTCACCCAGATATTTAAATGCGTTCTCTTTCTCATAGATGGGCAAATAACCACCATGCTTTGAAGTTGCTTCTCTACTTCTGTTGCTCATGAATGGATCTGGTGCAATCCTCAACAACGGTTGAGTCTGTACAAAATGATCTATGTTGTGTAAGCGACAATATTCTTTAACACTATCAATACAAAATCTGTATAGTTTAGAGTTTGCTGATTCACCTACTTTTACCTGATATACCAATCTTTTCATCTGACGTGTCTGTTACCTTCCATATGTCGCATAATACCCAATCCACCATTAATATTAACATGATCAATATTGTCATTAGCATAGCACAGTATTTGCCACCAACCCCATTCTGCGGCAAGAAGACTCTCGGTTTTCCACCAGTGATCGACCACACTTGTATTGAACAAACGTGGTTCAAACATTATCATACCATCAAACACTCTTTGGTGCCATTTAGGATTGGTGCTCTTTGATTCTTCTATATGATAAACACCAGTTTCTAATTTCTTTCGTGTATCCCAATGTCTATCTTCTGGCGCATGATCTATTAAAAATCCCGTAACCACTTTATTTTTGTACGTAGCTTCAATATACTTATCAAAGTTTATAGCATAGGACAACATGCCATCCCATCGAAGTCTGATGTAGAGATCAGGTGGTGTGTCTATTGTCTTAATGAGTTCACATGTCGATACTTGTTGTAATGCTCTGGTGATATGTCCAGGTTGAGGTGATTCGTCTATTCCCCTCATTACCTTTTCATGTTTTTTAAGTTGTTCTGACCATGCAGGAGTGTCAACAAAACGGGGAATAGATTTATACGGATTATATGCTTTTGGCATCGGTGTATACACTACGTTATCAGCAGCATGTTTTAAAAGATAGTTACTCGAATCTAACAACGTCTTCATGGAACTTCTATCCCACGTGTGATATCGAAAGGTCACATCATATTTCGGATGATCATAAAAATGGTGATGCATTCTGTATAAACATTCAGAGAGTTGTTTACTTGTTGCGTTTGCTGGAAACTGTCCTGTTATAAGGATATCAATTCGCATTTCTATAATCCTGCAAATCAAACTCAGTGCCATGCATGTGATGCAAGTCACGATCATGATTGGTCCAGACTAGAACCTCGGGATCATCAACTAGAAAATCACAATCATTGCAATAGCTAGGATAGTCACCAGATCGATGATCGTCACGGAGTTTGCTATACGCTTCACCCTCCCAAATCTCTTCGATGGTGTTTTTGCTTGTGTGCCCGAGGACTGCTTCTTCGTCTCTGCCGAGGACCTGNCAGCACGGGTGAACAGCACCTCTCTGACCATCAAGACCACCAGCACGAATAACAACATCAGGACTAAAAGGTCTTCCACAAGTTTTCTTTGCTCCTTGGCGTACACCAGTCTCGCTGATGTCGGTCACACCCGACCAGTTGTGCATCTTCCACACCTCAGTNTTCACATCTAACTCATTCACAATCCTTTTATAATGTTCTAATTCATACTCTATTTTACTGTTGTCTGTAATCAGGTGATACGTTGACACTACACAATCTGCGTTGGTGTCGATTACATATTGCCGCATTGCCTTGACCTTGTCCCACGTACTGCCGAACGACCCACCAATGCGATTATACATCCACTTGTCATATGCTTCTACATCATACCCTATCCACGAGAAACGATAGAAGTCTAACCCAGCATCGACACAGTCACGCATGAACTTACCTTCCATGCGATAACCGTTAGAAAATATAAATGCTTTCGCACCATACTTCTTTACGATCTCAATGTATTTAGGTAAGTTTCGGTTGAGTGTTGCTTCACCCGAACCATCTAGGTTGACAACGCGCAGTCCATGTTGAGCACAGTCTGCCACGTTATCCTCGAACTCTTGAAGCGACATTTTTTTGAGGAAGTCTTTGTGTCTGCCACCAGTACGCACGTCTTGTGGGCACATACTACACGAGTAGTTGCACCCTCCGTTTACTTCAATTACCGCCCTATCGATTTTCAATTATATGATCCACTTGTCTTTTATATTTGCTGATGTTGAGATCTAACTTAGGTATAGATTTATCTAGGTGGTCTACTAATGACTGCATCGTAAAACTACGGTTCTTATCCTTTTTGGGACTCATAAGAGGATATGCTTGTGGATCATGAACATTAACTATTTTGCTATCACCAACACATGCGGTGGGTTTGTATAGCATTCTTGCAAAATAATGCCACATACCATCATAACCCATGGTGAATCGTGCTGTTTGCATATGATACAGCACGTCTCTTATTGGAGTTCGATAACACAAATCTACAACAGACCATCCCTGCCCTTTTAATGACTCTATTGCTAGTTCCCAATCCTCATCGGAATAAGATCTCTTCCAAGAAGCAGCAGGTTCTGCATTGAACTTGGGTCTCCATACCGTAACTTTATTGTCTACTGTTGGAATACCCATGAGGTCATCGTTGAACTTCCAACTATTCAGACCTTTGGGTACAATGAGATCGTCTTCCTTCCAATTGCGTCGATGGAGATTTGAGAACAATTGTAATCCAAAATCTAAATCATGATCGAACCGATGCTCATAGGTGACCAGATGTGGTTTATAGCACATACTGTGCACATATTCGATTTTTTCAAATATAGACTCTGGATCTTCAAAATGATATTCATACAGTATATCATGATCCCAATGAAAAATCAAGTGGATTTTTATGTCTAGAAGGTTTGCAACGTAAAAGGCAGTTGACATAGAGAACATGAAGTCTCCTGCTCCCGGAGTACCTCTTACTAATATATCATTGCCCCGCAGAGTCCATTCGTGTTTAGAATACGGGTCTCTAAAGGACACCCCTGCTAGGTGTCTGTTCATATCACATCTTTACGTTATACTTGTCCTGTAAATTTTTCAGTTGATCTGGTCGAATCTTAATGCGTTTCTTGGATACGTCTTCACCGCTTGCTGAAAATTTTTCTGAACGATACTTATCTTTCGACCTATTTTTATTTTTAGGATCGAATCTTCCATACTTAGCCATAATATTACTTGCCTTGCCCTCTATATTTTTTGTAGTTTGCTTTCTTTCTTTTATTCATAGAGGACGTGTTTAAGTGTCCTCTACCAATAGAAGTTCCTTTTGGTTTGTGTTCAACTTTATTAGTGCTGATGTTCTGCGCCATCAGACTTGTTCCAAACGTTTCATCAGTCGTTCAGCACGATTGGGCACTTGCTTGTGCCAACGCGAGTCACGACCTTCAACTGCTGCTTGTGCCCAGTCATGCGACATGATTGCTTTGGTCATGTTCTTGAACTTACTCAACCGAGTACGCCCCATGTTGAACATCATGTTGACCAAGATCTGTTGGACCTCATCTGGAAAGTCGTTAAACTCCCGCATGCCGTATAAAGCATGACACTCACTGATTGAGGTGTCGAGGTCTGCTTCGAAGCATTCCCATACCCTTTCTTTTGAAACCTCGGTTCCGAACGGTGAACCCCATTCAGGGTCGTCGTTGGTGACCAAGTGTCCCACACCAAAGGTGTGGTAACCGAGATGGTCTGCATATACTTCATACTTGACTCCCTCGTCGATTTTTAGTGTCTTGAATACTGCTTCCCTATCCATTTAATCCCTCCAAAGTTGCGATATTAATACTTATCATTCTATTCCCATCCATTCCTTAGTCATTATGTAATCTCGCACGAAATCAGATCGCACGATATCTTCCCAACTGAATCTCACATGTGTGAACGGTTTCATGTTGTCTAGTATTGAGAGGAACTTATTAATACCCGACTTGTCCTTCTCTTGTTTAAAATCTGATTGGTGATAGTCACCACAGAACATAATTTTAGTTGCTTGTCCTACACGTGTAACCACAGAGTCTAACTCATGAAAGTTTAGGTTCTGCATCTCGTCAACCAATATGATGCTGTTGTCGTATGTGATGCCCCTAATAAACGAGGTAGACTCGAATGTGATATAATCGTTGTGTACCAACTTATCATATGCTTTGGGATCATTAAACAACTCATAGGTTGCCGCACGATATGGTCCGGTGTATGCGTTCAATTTCTCTTCTATGGTTCCCGGTAGATATCCAATTTCACGTGTGGGCACCACACTACGAATAATATGTAACGTCTCAAATGGTGTGCTCTTGTCCATCACCTGTTCTAACGCAAGATACATTGCAAGGAAAGTCTTACCGGTTCCTGCTGTACCTGTCAAAGCAAGATGGTTCTTATCTTCCTTCCATGCTTTCCATGCTTCTTCTTGGTGCGGTGTGATAGGCACGATGGTATCCATTTGGTCTAGACGAATGTGCATATTTTCTTTTGCAGTTGGTCCTCTCATACGTTGATCGTATTCTTTGCTAACCCGTGCTTTTTAATCTGAGCATCGGATAGACCACTAGTTTTGGTCGAATCGGTTTCGTTTTTCATTTTCTTTAAAAGATCTTTCCAATCGCCAGAAGTCTTGTTAATGATATTACCGGTGTGAGTAACAAGAGAGGGCGAACCAAGAATCTTTTGCTCCCATTCTCCGCTTGCTACCATCTCTTCCTTTTTAGAAATAGAAATAAACATCTCTGTTATTTCTCCCGTTTCAACATTCATCATGTCATATGTCGGCATTTTTTAAAACCCTATCTAGAATATATTCTTTATTAACCGCGCCCAAAAAATTGTCTCCATGGTCTATCGTGGCACGATACTTAGTTGATACTAGTTGATATGATCTGTAATGATCACCTTTAACTTGTCCGTATTTCCTCATAATAGTATGTATCAATCCATCAGAATTACGTGTGATGATATTTGACACTGCTTCATTTATGAGTATTCGAGCAATTTTAGGTGTGAGGTAATAGGCACCTCCTGCTGTGATATTTCTGCTTTTCTTGGTGCGAATGCAATCTGTGCATTCGCAGTATTTCGCGCATGCTGGTACACCTGCGGTTGCGAATGCAACGATGGGTTTACAATTGTTGAAGTATGATAGTTTCATGGGATGTATTAGCAGTGCATCGTGCTCTACTATAATAATGTTTTTATTGTCTTTCCTACATTTGTTCCATAAACTTAAATGAGAATACCACACTGCTTTTTCTGTTAGTGTAATCTCCTCACCTCTTCTTTTTATTCCTGCTTGATCTCTTTTTCCAAAATTAAGGTGCAATCCACAATACTCTTTGTTTAAAGTGTCTGGTGTGCATGCTTTAAACTCGTTAACTTTGAAACCACCTTTTTCCCATGAGGGTTTCACCCTATTTAAATAATATTGTGAAGTTACGTTGTTCTCAATAGCAATTATATAAACTTCTGGTGTCACTAAAACGGACTCCCTCATATGAAGGAGTCCATTATAGATAGGATCACCCCCTGTTGACTTGCTGTATTGCCGCGTCTAAAAATGCTCGTTTCTTTTGCATTCGATGTGCGACATCTCCTTTACCTTTTTTATTTAACTTGTGAATATAATGTCCAAGTTCCCTAGAGTCTTTTTTAAGTCGTTCTATTTGGTTTGCTACCATAGGCAAGTCTCCTTGTTATCGATTTGGATTGAAGTTCACATTATTAATCTGGGATTAAATCTGGCATTGCCTCCTGTACTATCTTTTTAGTTAATCCTTTCGCGGGTGGTTTTTTATTGATCATCGCAACTAAGATTTCTGCGTCACGAGGATCAATGGATTCTAGTATGTCCACGAACATACGTTCGCGTTTTACATTTAAAAGGTCATCACTAGATTTAACACCTTTAACAAAGAATTTAAAATTCATATGTTGTTTGAGTAGGGTTGATGGGGTAGGTGCACCTTCTGCTTCTGGTGTGTATGGGACTGCACCAGAGGGAAGATTCCATACGACACGATCATCGAAGGTTCCTTGAAGAACATCTCGTAGTGCCCAGTGCTTGGTATGTTCTTTTAGGATGTTGACTCTTTCTTTACGGGTGTTTGCCTTTTCAAAGGTTTCGAAGACCTCCCAAACATCACTCAATACTGTATTTACAGGCATGATACCTCACTTCTTATTCAATGTTTATAGGATAACCCATTTTATCCTACTTGTCAACTTATATATTAACCTTTTTTCTTTTGACTTTCAATCCACTTTCTGGCATCTTTCGATTCAGGTGGTTTGTTAGTAAACTTCACTGCGTCTCTATATGCACGAAGTGTTTCTTTCTTGTAGTCTTTGCCGTCAGAGTTATCAACTACAAGGAAATTCTTTTTGCCGAAGATGTTCTGCAATAAACCTACGTTTTGTTGGATGGTGTCCCACATCTTTGCTACTTCTTTGTCGGGTAGTGAACGTTCACGATCACGGTTGCGTTGCAGTGCAGTGTCTTTGTCAGTGTTTACGAATATCATTGCGACATCGTAACCCATGTTCTTCATCATCTTTGCTTGTTTTGCGACTTTCGCATGATCACGACCTGTGCCATCAATGACAAGTCCTAATCGACCTTTGAGATAGAGTTCTTGTTTCTTACCAGTGAGGGTCTTTGCACGACCACGTAGTTCTTGACCTTTGTCGGAGAAGATGCCTTCGGGATCGAGTGCGATACCTGCTTTCTTCATTGATGCTTCGAATGCGTCATCAGAATTGACAACACGGTACCCAAGAGCAGGAAGACCCGTCTTACCGGCAATAAATGATTTGCCGCTACCGGGACCACCAGCAAGGAAGATTGCTTTGAAAATTGCGGGATCATTGACCCCTTCGTTTAGAAATTGTTTAAATCTTAACATGTTTACTGTGTATCTTACACCCTATGAATTCGTTATAATAATCGTCTCTTAATAACACGTCATTTTCAAATTGAAGTTTTGCTTCGTAGTAAGAACACTCGCCTTTTGAGCGACACAGTCTCAATATCACTCTATTATATAGGCTTTTGCCGCTGGCAACTTGCTCCTTTAATAACTCGCTAGAACCATAATAAGTTTTCCAATCGCTCTCTACGAGCGTGTGCTTGCGTCTCTTACGAGATTTGGTGACAGGCAATATCTTTTTCTTCCAAAAGAACTTCTTACCAATATAACGCTTCCCAGTAGACACCTCTTCAATTTCATACACAAACCCATAACTATCATCTGGTGCATGTTCAAAGGGGTTACCTTCGTATGACCATGTCATACTATATGAACAACTTCAAACTGTTCACCAGCACCGTAAATTTTACTTTTGAGATTCTCTGTCATCATATTACCGTGCAAAATAAGAGTGTTTTTCTTAGGAAAAAATCTTGCTTTTCTTCCGAGCATGGTGTATACTGCTGATGCTAATAACTCAGCAAGCATAGTTTGACTGGGTGGTTGGTACTGTGTAACATAATCGATGGGAAGATGTTCTAACTTTTTTGACTCTTGCATCATCGAGACGAGTTCTTTGACTATCCATTTGGACTGCTCTGGTGCTTGATGTTCATAAAGTGTTGTATAATCAGGTGCTACATCTTGAATTTTTTCCATATATCTTGATAAAATATATTCAAATTGGGTATCAAAATAAGCAACTTGTGATAAAACCCTATCGTCGAAACATGCAACTACCATTTTATCTCCCTCGACCAGTATTATATTGGCTTCGTCAGAGGGTCCCGTTTCAACAATCTCTCTCAACTTATTCATGGATTTTCGCCTCTCATGTACATGTTAAATTTATCAAAATATATTTTATATTTTTTTTCTAAACGTTCTTTATGTCTAACTTTCCAGTCAGTTGGAAAATCTTCACGGTATATCCATCTCATTAATGATACACCGTTTGTATCAATTCTCTTGATATTTATCTTGTGTTTTTTTCTTGATAAATGATATAAACATTGCCACCATCCGAACTCACCCGGAAGCAACTGTTTATTATCTATAACTTCTTGTATTTTGTTTACGTCCCAAGCACTTCTATGAAACACCATGCATATGTCCGGTATGTGATATCCATTAATCAAACGGTTTCCCCAAAACTGAGCACGTTTCCCTGTTTCTCTTAATCGCCAATAATATTTGCGTCTGTCAGTGGGAAATAGAAACGTTTGTCCGTGAAAAGACATTCCAAAAACTTTATTAGGATTTTCTATGACTTCGTCAATTAATTCTCTAACATGTCGAGGACTTAAAATTAAAGCATCGTAACGTATTACAACGTACACGTCATGTTTTATACCCATTTCACCTAACGTTTTAATAAGATTGTGGGTGCCTATTAATCTCCAATGTACATGATCAAATTTTAGTTCTTTT